CTTAATGATTCTATCATGTGATGTACTAGTAATTTATCTAATAATTTTCTACTCCATCCTTCACTTTCTAATTTTGGATATACTAAACTACAAAACGCATACCAATTATCTGATTTAGCTTCAATATCTTGTGGTGTATGTGCCAATGTATAATTATCTCGCATTTCATTGATGATTTTTTCTCCGTCATCATTTTTTGCTACTTTACTAACCTTCTTTTTCCGTATTTTAATTACAGCTTCCTCTATTTCACGTGGCACTTCAAACAATAACTTGTTATGTTTATATTCTACAGGCACAGATCTATCATATATTGATATATGTGAGTCGCTTATTTCTAATGGCTGAAACAAATAAAGCTGGCCAATATTAATAAGTCTACCCATTCGCCCATACATATCTATCAAAAACTCATTTTTATCTTCAGTTAACTGATTTAGTGCTGCATTAATTTGAAGCAAAGGATAATTTTTAACCGCATTAATATTGCCAATAAGATCATCCTTTTTGTAATAAAATCTCTCTTTGAAAGAATCTCTTACACGTTGAATAATCTTATCAGAGTTCATAGTAATAAAACTTTCATTATAAGTGTCAAATGATATTTTATCTGGATCGATATTTTCTATAGGTTTACATTTATATGAACATTTATTCATGTAATCACATGTAGATGAAAATGGTCTATCTCCAACAGAAAAGTTTATAATCTGTCCACTTGATAACTCTTGTTTTACTGTCATATTCATTTGTTCAACTGTAAATCCGGCTTGCTCAAAGTTTAACAAACAATCAACTGAAGATTCTTTTAATGCTCTGGTAACTTGACCAATTTGAATTGCTTTTAATTCAGCTAGCCTGTATAAATATATGTCTGCTGCTTCTTCTCGAATATTATTTAAAAGAGATCCATACAAATATATTTCAACATTACGATCCTTAAATGGCACATCTTTATGACTGCAAGTTCTCACTGCTCTACCAATAATTTGTTCAATTCTATTCATATTATACCATGGGTCTAAAACATGCACCTGTCTAATAAACTTAAAATCAATACCTTCTGAGCCAGCTTGAGAAATCATAATTACTTTTACCTTAGATCCATCAACATTATCTTGCTGTGTTGCTAATGTTACATCTGCGGCATTGTCTGGTGAAAGTGCTTTATCACCTGATATAATGACATATGATGCTTGATTAAAATTGTCGCCATGTTGACCTTTTGGTTTAAATGATAAAGCGTCAATTTCTTCTGTAGGAGGAGTTTTAAAAAGAGATTTGTTTTGACCAGCACGTTTAAAGCCTATTTCTTCTAACGCTAACGAAATAGGTACCAAGCCACCATCTAAGTATTGTGAGTAAATTAAAACTATGCCTTTAGAATTAACTATGCTGTCACATATATTTTTTATTTTGCCACTATATCTACCAATTTGATCTGGAGAGAAAATATGGCCATATTCTTCTGTTTTATATTGAAAATTACCTTTGAATAATGGAGTTGTAGATTCATCGTATTTCATTATTCGCTGTAATCCACCTTTACCAACTAAATCTTTTGAATCAATATCTGCTTCGTCTGTGAGTCTTGAATCAGGATACACCATATTTAATGCTTCTAAAGGTCTTTGTAACAATGTATATCCAAAAGCTTCCATATTCTCAAAAGAAGGCATATTTCGTAAAGGATCTTGACCAGCACCTTTTTTGAGACGATCGATAATATATCGATAACTTATTTCTTGTACATCACCAATATTAGCCAAGTAAACAGAAAGCATTTCAATTGGTTGTGCAATAGAACGGCCATTTAACTGTATTGTTGGTTTCAGTATATTTTGATATGTATTTTCTGGGGAAAACTCCATTGGCCATATTCTAAATGGAAATGTATAAGGATTTTCTCCACGCACAAAAGATACATAACCTGTTGCCTTTCTCATTAATAATTCTTTTCCAATTTCCTCGCCATCATCACCAATTTTAAAATTACCATCGGATGTGAAAACGTCTTTGGTTGACATAACAGAACGACCATCATTTTTGTTAAGAATGCCTATCAACCATATAATTTCTTTATAACTATTGTACATAGGTGTTGCAGATAAGAAAAGCAATCTCATATTTTCAACATTTGATACTAATTTTTCAAGCTCTACTGCAACCCGCTTATCACTGTTATCAGGTGTCATCCTAATATTGTGAACTTCATCAATAATAATTAGTCTGTTTGAAAAAATACGATTAAGTTTTTGTTTTACAATTTTTTCACGCTGTTTTGCAGATAAGTCACTGCCTACAGTTGAACGCTTATTAATATAATTTGCAAACTCGATATAACCAAGAAATAAATATGATATATTTATTATCCTTTTTACTTGTGCAACTACTTTTTCTTTTGTTAAACCTTTCATATTCATAGGATTAATCTCAGATAAAAACTTATTACCAGTACATGCTCTAATATTCCACAAACCATCAACTAATTTTAATTTATTTTCGTCAAATAACTGCTTGCGAAAGTTATCTTGAACATTTGGTGAAGCTACAACTATTATTCTTTGTACAATTCCCATTTGTTTTAAATATGCTCTCATCTCTTCTGAAACACTAATCGCAGAGCAAGTTTTACCGCTACCTAAACCATGATATAATAGCAAACCATTATAAGGTGTTTGAAATGATAAAAAATTACGAACGAACATCTGATGAGGTGCTAACTCAAACTCTGCATTACAAAGTTTATCAGAGACTTCTTCTATGCTGCCTAGAGGCTTTTCATATCTAGTATCATAAAACTCCTTCCGTTGACTAATTTTACTGGTAAAGTTAGCATCATCAAGAGATGGATATAAGTAACTATACTCTGTTTCTTCTCTAGAAATCTCGTCACGATTTTGTAATTCAGTTTCATTAAGTTCTCTATTTTTATCAATTTGTTGTTGTGTAATATCTTTTGGAGTATCATTATTTGAAGATTGTAATGACATCTATATAATCTACGAACATATTCTATATCTGCTTAACAATCTATTTGCCCGTGTTAGTACTTCTTTTTTTTCTAAATTATATGGGCGTATTTTTATTAGAGCTTCATCATGTGTAAACCACTGAACAGCACTTACCTCAGTTTTTTGATAATTTTCAGGAACAGCAGAATCACTATCATCCATCTTTGCTAGAAAATAGCAATGTTTATATGATTTATAATTTGAGCCTGTAAATATTTCTTCTATTGGACATAGATTTTGAATTATTTTTACACTTGTTGAACTATAACCAGTTTCTTCTTCAAACTCCCTGATAGCGCAAGAAATATCTTTTTCCTGATAATTGCGCCTACCTTTTGGAAACCCCCATTCTGGTTCTCCCCATGAATCCTTTACACTTTTAATTAATGTTTCAAGTGTATAATAATCATTTCCACATAAAATACCATTCTTTAGCTTTGTCATTTTGTCTCTAGATATTCTTTCCTCTCCTCTATATTGAATGCCAATGTTTTCACCCCAAAGATCTTTCCATAACTCTTCAAAAGATTTATTTAATAGACGTTCTTGTTCACAAACAGTCATTTCCTTAATAATATTTTTAATATAATTAGCATCATGAAGGTGATATTTTCCTCTCATAAAATCTACAAACCCTAGAGTATCTTTTCTGCATATCATTAGATATTGTCTTTGTTTATCTTCACCAACTTCTTTATATACGATAATTCCAATGCTTGTTATAGGTTTTTTACATTGATGAAATGCATGCCCTGTTTCGCCGCAGTTATTGCAAAAATTATATGCGCGTGACATAGTTATATGTTTAGGACACGATCTTTTTATATCTATTAGAGTAATGACGTTAGATCCAAAGATATGGGGGCCACCTTATTGGTTTGTATTACATACGATAGCATTATCTTATCCAAAAACACCTAATGACGTGACTAAGAAAAAGTTTTATGATTTTTATCAAAATCTCCCTTTATTTTTACCTATAGAGGAAATTGGAAATAATTTTAGCAAGTTTTTAAATAAATATCCTGTAACACCATATTTAGAATCACGCCAATCTTTAGTAAGATGGACTCATTTTATACATAATAAAATTAATGCTGCGTTAAAATTACCTTCATTAACCCTTGAACAATCTCTCTCTGCTTATTATGAAAATTACAAACCAAAAGAAGTAAAAGATATGGTAGAACGAAAACGACGTGAAAAAATTGTATTTGCTACAATAGTTGTGATTTTCGGAATAGGAGCTATTTACTTATATAAAAAATAGTATTTATGTTATATATATATGTCGGTGCATTCTTTCTACTAAAAAATCTAGAAAATTATCAAAAAGAAAAACTAGAAAAAATCATGAAGACGCTGGAGCTGCTATAGCAGCTGGTGGTTTTGGATGTGTTTTTCGTCCACCTATAATGCCTAGAGATAGCAAAGATATCGCAAAAGTTAACAGTCAACCATACATTTCAAAACTTATGCAGCGTAGATATGCAAGAGACGAGATGGCTGAAGTAAACAAGATTCTTCCTATGATTAAAAAAATTCCTAACTCAAACAGATATTTTTTGTTAGATGGCATTTTCATAACTGAAAGATTTGGCCCACTTAATACTGAAGATAAAAGAGATTTTGAATTAAAATGTCAAAACCTTACAAGCCTAGGTATTAATGTTAAAAATATTAATAATAATTTAGCTGGACTTGCATGTATGTATATTCCAGATGGTGGTATATCTATAAATGATGCAATGAAACAGTTATCTATTAATATTGGAAATGGTATAGCATCTGAAATAAATGTCTTTGGTAAGCTAAATTATGCAATGATAGATACATTAGAAAATGCTATAGTACCTATGAATAAGGCTGGTCTAATTCATTTAGATCTTAAAGGAGATAATATGCTTGTTTCTTCAAATTATTATCATGAAACAAAGTTACTTGAAGTCAAAATTATTGATTGGGGATTAGCAGGTATTATTCCTAATGATACTAGTGGACCTATTGATGCAGCTCAAGATAGACCTATCCAATTTAACTGTCCTCCAACAGCAGTTCTGTTTAATAGTAATACGCAAGATCTAATAAAAAAATATTTACAAAGTCTATTTTCTGGCACTAGTCATAAAAATATAGTATTTTCAAGTGCAGTATGCAAAAATCTTGCTGCTCTTATTATTAAAAACTCGCAACAAAGTGTCGGCGAAGGTCATAGTAAATATGTTGCACACGAAGTAAAAAATCTTACTAGACCTATGTACCAATATCGTGAATTAAAAGGCTGGAATGTAACTAGCGACTGTTTTCAGAAAGATTCTATGATACAAGCATTTACCGTAAATTATGTTGCTGCTGCACTAGAAGCATATCTTAAACCAGGTAAACACGGTGGCTTAACATATAAGTTTTTAGAAAAAGAATATTTTCAAGAAGTCTACAGACACAATGTTGATATATGGGGATTTTTAATGGCATATCAAGATCTTATTAGTGCTGTTGTATCCAGATCTTATACTGCATATAAAAATTCTACAGTCTGTCAACTTTTATCAGATATATTGTTTAAATATTGCTATTCGCCTAATTATGCAGCAAGAAAAATCCCTATTAATGACGTCAAGCGGGATTTAGAACGAGTTTCTGCAGCAGCTGGTGTCAAAAGCGCGCCAACTAGAAAAACTGAAGCAGCAGTCAAAAAAATAAAAAAGAAACTGGTTCTTAGACAAGCGTCTCCTGCTCCTCCTCTGCCTGTCGACAGAAAGACTGTACCTGATAATAGATCAATTATAAGTTTGCCTGCTGGAAAAAAGAGATGTCCTACTGGTTATTTAAAAGATCCTTCTAATCCAAGAAAATGCATAAAAAAAGGCACTAAGAAGAAACCTAAATCTAGAAAAAAGCAATCAAAAAATAAAATTAATACTTTCCCAGGTAGTCGAGGTCACGGAGAAGGTGTTTATAATCTTAAAAAGGGGCGCAAAAGATGTCCAAAAGGATATAAAAAAATAGGTAATGTTTTTGCACCAGATTCGCCATCACAAGATGGAAGAGTAGAGTGTTTAAAAAAGTAAAAAGAATAATGATATAACATTTTATCTAGCGATATTATAACATGAAAGTAGAACTTCTAGTATTAGTTATAACAGGATTCTTTATAGCAAACACGTATTATGACGGTAAATATATGGTCATAATTAAATCATGGACAAAGTATTATAAAATGGCTGGAATAGCATTTGCAGGTTTATCTGCATATTTATTCTTTAAAAAGTACCCGTCTGATACAAGAACTTTACTGTCTGCCGGTGCTGGAGTACTAAGACATATGCCCATTGATAAAGGCGCAGCAGACTTTTTAGATCCATTAATTCAAATGACCAAAAGTAGTGGAAACATGGATTATACAAAGCAAGCACAGACTATTAGAAAGTCTAGTAATAGTACAAAACGTTGTGTCAGTGAAACAAAAAAAAAATATGTAGCAGCACAACAAGGATGGAAGTGTGGTCGATGTCAATGTCAACTACCAGCATGGTTTGAGGTTGATCACACAGTTAGATTAGAACATGGTGGAACAAATCATGTTGATAATTTAGTAGCTCTTTGTAGAGATTGCCACGGAGAAAAAACTGCATTGGAAAATCTATAATAAGTTTCTTTTGATAAATTATACATGTCAAAAGAAACTATCAATCAATCAAAAGAATATATACAAGATATTGCATCTAAAGCACACAGTAGTATTAAAACTTTTATTCAACCAGAAAACTTAAAAGCATTTGCTAGCAATACTTCTAAAAATATGAAAGATGCTACTGACTTGAAAAAATTGCCTGATAAAAT